TTAGAGGTCCAAAAATTACAGACTTCTTTTGGTGCATACTAGGTGATGATACATGCGTAATAGATGGGCATGCTTGGTGCATTGCTAACAACGATAGACGCACATTGCAGAACGTGCCTAACATTGGCAAGGCATTGCGACAAGATTTACAAGAGGCATACCGACGAGCAGCAGTTAAGCACGACATGACAGCATATCAAATGCAAGCTGCGACTTGGGTAGCATGGAAAAGAATACATAACGTATAGAGGAGTAACACTATGTATAAACAACATAGATCTGTAATAGTGATAGACATTGATATTGATAACTATCAAGACGGTGCAACTATAGAGAAGCTTACAAAGTATTATAAAGAACTTATACAAGAACATTTTAAAAAAGACACGACAGCTAAAGTCTTAAAGTCTCAAGGGCAACTACAACCAAGACGCTCTAAGAAAACAGCTAACATATCTAACCTAGTTTTTAGGGGTAGTAGAGGTAAGAATAAAAACTTATCTTGGGTACAAAAAGAAAGGAGAAAACACAATGAAGTTTGATTGCATAATAAACATGGATAATGATGCATTTGCAAATGATAAACACCTTGAGCTATCTAGCTCACGTAAAGGTTTTGCAACGATACTTAACAAGATAGCAAGAGAGTTGTGCGAGTTTGAGTGTATTGAACGCACCAAAACAATAAGAGATACCAACGGAAATAAAATTGGTACTTGGCAATTTAAGATTTGACAACTAAACTAAACTATGATTTAACTACCAACACAAACACAAAAGGAGACACACAATGTTTGTTATATTTGCTACTAAGCCACTTAATGATGGTACTAAAGGTTTTCGCTTCAACTTCTTAGGCTACAAAGGTCTAACACGTAAGCGTAAGCACACAAGCAGAGGCTACAAGATTAATGTAGGTGGATGCATGAAAGCTATACACTTAGGCAAGCGTACTGTTTACTTAGAGAATAGCTCTACGCCAAACAAACTACGCCACTTTGCAGGGTGATAAGCACATGACAAGATATTACATAGCAACGGTGTCCAGTGATGGACGCCACGCTAACCAACGATGGCTAACTAATGTTGATGACCTGACCGATGTTATGGTACAGTACGTCAACGAAGGATACAAAGTAACTATAGAAGAGGAGATACACCAATGATTACTAAAGATGCAATACAAGCATACAATGCAAACTACAGTGGACTACGTGGTGCAAAGATACTAGAGTTTTACATGGAGCAATGCGACTTTGATCCACATCAATATTGGCCTACATTTAGGATGCAAAAAGGTAAGGAAGTATTTAAGTTTATACTATCACAAGATCCAGAAGGTAACGGTGGTGGTTTCGCTTTCATAGAGGCTGTATAGAGATGAACGTACTAAGTCTATTTGATGGTATGTCTTGTGGGCAGATTGCCCTAGAAAAGCTGGGCATACCAATAAAAAATTATTTCGCAGCGGAGATTGATAAGTATGCAATGCAAGTTGCCAAGTCTAACTATCCTGACATGGTACACTTAGGTGATGTACAAAACATCAAGACAAGTGGCACTCATTTGATGGACGAGTTTGATTGTGGACACAAGATTGATTTACTCATTGGTGGCTCACCTTGTCAAGGCTTCAGCTTTGCAGGTAAGCAACTTAACTTTGATGATCCACGTTCACAACTATTCTTTGAGTATGTCAGGTTGCTTAAAGCACTCAAGCCTAAGTACTTCTTGATGGAGAACGTCAAGATGAAGAAGGAGAGTATGGACATCATAACTGAGTACCTTGGTGTAGAACCTATTGAGATTAACAGTAACCTAGTCTCAGCGCAGAACCGTAAGCGTTTATACTGGACTAACATACCTATGGATGGATTGCCAGAAGACAAAGGTATTATGCTCAAGGATATACTAGAGCCTGTTGAGCAGATAGATGATGCCTACTACTACAGTGACAAGTCTATAGCTTACATGGAACGTGGCAATGACAAGTGGCAACAAGCAGGAGCTAGACGAGCAGATAGATATACACAAACTCCTGACACCAAGAAAGCTTTTACTATCACAGCTAACTTTCACAAAGGTGTACCATACAATTACTTTGATGATGTCAGAGACAAGTCTAAGTGTGTCAGATCAGGCGGTAGAGGTAGCTATGATAGACATGAGTGGGATAGTGTAGACACACATCATATCCGTAAGCTTACTGTCACAGAGTGCGAGAGACTACAAACTGTACCTGATGGGTATACTTGTGGCGTATCAAACACACAACGCTACAAGATGCTAGGCAACGGATGGACAGTAGATGTAGTTAAACATATATTTGAAGGATTAAAGGAGACAGCATGATAGCAGAAGTATATAAAGAAAAAGGTAAAGAGCCTTGGAAGTATACTAGACAAGTAGTAGCATCTGATGGGCAGATAGAAAGACAGACAACAAGATATAGCACATATGCTTACGCATACAAAAATGCTTATCGTGATTTGTTGGATGGTAAACTAGATAAACTTTATCTATATCACCCTTGGGGTACATTAAAGGAGACAGCATGATGCAACTAACACTAACGATTAACACCAACGCATACCCTGAGTATGACAAGCATCAACTCAACGAGATGCTAGGGCTACTCCCACTATGGGTAGCTGAACACGTAGGCAATGACGATGACATAGACATAGTTCAGTTTATGACTGACAGGTATGGCTTTGGCAAACTGTATGAGTTTGAAGGTAAGATAAACGAAGAGGGTGACTACATATCTAAATATGATGATGATGCAGATATGCCATACATAGGTAAGATGATTACCAAGCATGGCTATGCGTACTTCTATGACTGTGCTATCATTGCATTGCCACAACCAAACGGTAAACACTTTATAACAAGGATGGACTAATGGTTTACATACTAATATGGATGCAACTATTCTCAGGACAGAGTGTAGAGCATTATCAGTTAGGCACTTACGCTACACTAGAGGAGTGCCAAATCGAGATGAGCACAGCAGCTAAGATGGTGACACACAAGGCTGAGACTGTAGCTTGTTTGGAAGTAGAAGTACAGAGGTAATGTACCTCACGCAATTAAAAAACAGATACATCCTGTACGATGATATGGGGCGTGTTATAATATCAACTAGAGACAAACGTATTATTAAATCAACAGTAGAGAGGATACACAATGGAAGATTGGCAGATGACACCAGAGGAGAGAACCCTGAAGTACGAGAGGCAACAAAAAGAAAGAGAAGACAAAAGAAAGAAGGGGATGAAGTCTCTAAACAAGGCACAACTAAATATCTTAAGGAAAAACCACAATAATATGCGTAAGATTATTAACGACATAGAAGAGATGAACGACTTGTACTTGTCTGATATCAGGGAGTTGCAGCGTTGCTTTTATGATATGGGTAACGAGTTCTTACTTGATAACAGTTCCTACTGGAACTACAAAGATGCTGATGATGCAGAAGAGTAACGTAAAACAAGAGGCACAAGCCCAAGCAGAGAAAGCATATGATCTGTTTATACTGTGGAGTAAACGCACAGTGTACATTATCATTGCTACTCTGCTATTACTGGCAAGCTGCGACTTTGGTGCAGACACAGAGACAGGTAGTCAGTACAACGGTGCAGTGTACGCACCACGTAACATAGGAGAATAACAATGGAGTTGTATTTTCAAGAAGAGTTATCACTTGACCATGAGCCTAGCTTTGATCACTGGGCTAAACTTATAGCAGAGGGTGAGGTAGAGGATGGAGCTACCAACTATAACTATGAGTATGAACAAGCGTGGCACTCATTGGATGCAGAGTTCAATTACAACTATGAGTATAGGGAGATAGTGTGATGTCAGAGGTAGAAAGTTTATTAAGAAGAGTACAAGCAGCAGAAGATAGGATAGATAGATTAGAGAGACTAGTAGAGATACTTAGGAAGGAGAACAAATGATACCAACAACACTTAGAGAATACATATGGTTCATGCATCACTGTGATATAGTGTGGACACCAAGCAACAAAGAAGAGGAGCCACCATTTTAATGCAGCCTGGAACACAAATAATAATACCGTTCCTCCTAGCTTATGTAGGAGGTTTCATTTACTTCTTAGTAAAAGGTTATCGTAATGCTAATGGCAAAAGAAAAAACAATATTCAAACAAGGTAAAAGCTACACAGTAAGAGATGTAGTAGTAGAGTACTGGAGTTCAGATGCTTTCCTTAAGTTAGGCTCTGCATCTCAGAAGGATTATTATGACTGTCTTATGGTCATCAATGATGATTTAGGTGATACAAGCATGAAAAGATTAAGTGTGTCTTTAATGCAACAGTGTTACATCACGTGGTTAAAGAGAGGTGAGTATGTAAAGACAGGCAAACTAAGTATATACAGAGCTAACAAGATAGCTGCCATCATGTCTATACTTATCAACTGGTCTAAGAAGAACGGCATCAATATAGAAAACCCTATGCCACTGGTAGAGAAGACACCTAATCCACAGCGTACAGTAATGTGGGAACCAGAGCAAGTAAACCAGTTCCTAACTACAGCGTACAGCGAGTGGCGATGGCGTAGCATTGGCTTGATTGTACAGATGGCTTACGAGTGGGGGCAGCGTGTAGGTGATATGCGTATGCTTACGTGGGCAGCTATCAACTTTGATAAGAGGCGTTGTGACTTAGTGCAAAGCAAGCGTGGAGCAGAGGTACACCTGCCTATCAGTGACACATTGATGCACGTACTCAAGCAACAGCACGAAACATTTGGCTTCCAGGTTTTAGTAGCACCACAGGTGCAGCCTAGTGATGGATCATACAAACCCTACAGTAAAGAGATGCTTCACGTCCACGTCAATGCAGTACTAGAGGCAGCAGAACTACCTAGCTACCTCACAGCTATGGACATGCGGCGTACAGCTATCACTGAGATGGTAGAAGCTGGTGTAGATATAACACAGATCAAGCAAGTAAGTGGACACACTAACATAAATAGCTTGACTCCTTACATTAAACACACTTACACTGGAGCATCAGAAGCCCTAGCCCAGCGCCAAGCATTTAAGGAGAAGAAGTAATGTTTATTGATATCAATAGCTTAGACATATCTGAAGGTCAAACTATCAGACATGACTGCCCCAGATGTAAAGGTAAGAACACGTTTACTGCTACCAAACGTAATGGTTGCATTGCTTACAACTGCTATAAGATATCGTGTGATGTAGGAGGATATGCTAACACAGGCATAGCTAAAGATGAACTAGAGCACTACCTGGTAACGCCCCTTATCGAAACAGGTAATATAAACAAGAGGTTAGAGCACTTTGTTTATCCAGAACATGTAACAACTGACGTAAGTAACAAATATATAAAGAGATTTCGTATGCGTTGGGTAGGCGAGTACATAAATCCCTTAGAAAACATAGAGTTACTGTACGATCTTAAAGATAAACGTGCAGTATTTCCTATCTACAATGACGGACTTATAGTAGATGCAATAGGTAGAGCACTGGACGGTAAGCAGCCTAAGTGGTTACGCTACGGTGGTGCAGCAGAGTATGCTAAGTATTGCTACGGTAAGCCCAACGGTGTCTACGTTGTAGTTGAAGATGTAATCAGCGCAGTCACGGTAGCAAAGGTGTACCCAGATGTTACAGGTTTTGCTTTGTTAGGTACAAGCTTAACAGATGCACACAAGGAGTGCTTGAGTGACAATGCTAATTACGTTATGGTTGCACTCGATCCAGATGCACTAAGAAAAACTTTAGCCATGCGTAAGGAGATAGAAGCGTGGTGTGATATACCTACAAGGGCAGTAAGATTGCGTGACGATGTAAAGTATCAAGACCCAGATGATATAGAACAGATAGGAGGATGGATACATGTTGCAGAAAAGTCACACAAACAAACAAAATCCAATGGCGAAGGAGGTTAGACAACCTAAGTATAGACAACAGGTAATACCTGATAAGAAGAAACCCAAACCAGTACGTAAAGAAAAACATAAAGGAGACAAGATATAATGGTACAAGAAACTAATCCGAAAACAGGTGAAAAATATTATTGTAGCCCACGCGCTGCTTCACAAGATGTCAACCCAAGAACAGGTAAAAAATATTATTTCAGAAATAGTCCTGAAGGATCAGATAGAAGGAACGCTAAACATAATCCTAACAGAATGTTTGTAAACGGTAAGTACATTCCACAAAGTCATCCTTTACATAAACCTGGAAAGTATAAATCTTTTGGTGATGCTGCATTTAGTGCTCTAGAAAAAGATAAAAAAGTAAAAGAAGGGTACGTCTACGTCATTACTAACCCAGCTTGGCCTGAGTGGGTCAAGATAGGTATGGCTATTGATGCAGAGGATAGGCTCAACGGATACCAGACAAGCTCACCCATGCGTGACTATAAATTAGTCCACGCTATAGCTACCCCTGACAGAGCTAGAGCAGAACGTGTAGCTCATAAAGCTGCTGCTATGTGTGGTGAAAGACAAGGCGAGTGGTTTAAGATAGCAAACGAAGAAGCTGTGACAATATTGCAACACATAAAGGAAACTGAAGATGAACAAAAAAGAGAGTCAACTAACTAAAGATATATACCGTATGATACGGACTCTCAGCGCAAAGACGCTATCTGAAACTCAACGTAAGAGCATAGAGGAGGACGTAGCTTACAAGCAAAAGAAACTACAGGATCATCTGGGTGTAAAGACTTTCATACGCCCTATGAATAACATGGAACGTAAAGCTGCAGCAGAGAAGAGGAAAGCTAATAACTATGATTGATGTAACACTTATAGATAGCATGGGCAGTGACCTTACCGTAGTGAACGCTGCTCGTGTTAGCTTTAACAAGAAGAGTGAGTGGGATGAAGACAATACACTTACAGTAAGTGATGGTATCCTTATATCTTATCTTGCAAGGAACAAACACATGTCACCCTTTGGTCATTGCTTTGCTACCTTCCATGTCAAAGCACCTATCTTTGTAGCTAGACAGCTAGTCAAGCATAAGTTCTTACGTTGGAACGAAGTAAGTCGTAGGTATGTAGATGGAGAGCCTGAGTTCTATGAGCCTAGTGAGTGGCGTGGACGTGCCAAAGATAAAAAGCAGGGCAGTGAGGGTGTCGTAGACATTGGTGATTGGGAAGCTGCAAATTGGGTAAGCTTAAAGACTTATAAAGAATTGCTTGAGTATGGAGTTGCACCAGAGCAAGCACGTATGGTGTTGCCACAAAGCACCATGACTGAGTGGTACTGGTCAGGTAGTCTTGACGCTTGGTCAGATATGTGTAGACTACGACAGGGTGAAGACGCACAGTATGAGTCACGCTTGGTAGCTAACTCAATTAGTATGGACTTGAGTACACTATACCCTGCGTCATGGAAAGCTTTATTGAGGAGTTAGATAAATGAGTGAACAGTATTGTACAACAAAAGGATTAGGCTGGGCGTTCTTAGTCTGTATGTTTTTAATATTAGGAGTGCCTGTGCTGATGTGGTTAGCAGTAGAAGGATTAGATTGGTATGAAATATTTAGTATGATGAATCCAATGTGGTGATGATATGAAATACATAGTAGAAATAGAGATAGACACTGGTGAGTTTTTTCATGCTACAGGTAAAAGTATGTTCACACTTGATGACCCACCTTTAATCTTTGACACTAAAGAACAAGCACAACTAGAAGCTAATAGATGGAACACAGGAAGGGTAATAGAATGGAACACGGAGAGCTAGCTTTACTAAGAACATTAATGGATAAAGATTTCTATGACAGTAACAAAGGTATACACACGCCTGATAAACTGTTTACAAAAGATGTACGTAAGGTAAAGAGAACAATAGACTACGCTATGAACCAGTTCGATAAAGATCTAAACTTCTCAGAGTTAGAGGGTTTGTTCTTTACTAGAGAGACACTCACTACAGCCAACAAAGATTCGTACAAAAGATTGTTTGATAAGCTGCGACAAGAAAGACCTATGAACCAAGAGGTAGCTCAAGAGGTTATGTCTAATCTGTTTCAACAGGTAGTAGGTGAAGAGGTAGCCAACTTAGGTTTCGACTACGTTAATGGTGAGAAGAACACACTTGAGCCACTGCGTAATATACTGACTGACTATCAAGATAACTTCATGCCTAACTTAAAAGTTGATTGGGGTGACATATCTATTGACAATCTATTGGTAGCTAATGAGATACAGTCTAAGTGGCAGTTTAATATACCGTCACTACAGCGTAAGGTAGAGGGCATATCAGGTGGACATTTAGTCTTGGTGGGTGCTAGACCTAACACAGGTAAAACATCCTTTCATGCCTCTCTGATTGCATCTGAGCGTGGCTTTGCTAGACAAGGGGCTAAGTGTATCATCTTATGTAACGAAGAAGACTACACTCGTGTTGGTGCTAGGTATCTTAGTGCTGCATCTAACATGCCTATGGAAGAGATCAAAGCTAACTACGCTTTAGCATCTACAAGATACAAACCAGTGTATGACAACATTAAGATAGTTGATAGCACAGGTAAGGACATGGTGTGGGTTGAGGCAGTAGTTAAGAACCACAAGCCAGACGTAGTTGTACTTGATATGGGTGACAAGTTTGCCAGTAAGACAGGTGCAGACTCTCATGTATACCTCAAGGATGCAGCGATACACGCTAGGAATATTGCCAAGCAGTATGACTGTGCTGTGATCTGGATGTCTCAGCTATCAGCAGAGGCAGAGGGTAAGATATATGTAGATCAATCTATGCTTGAAGGTAGTAAGACAGGTAAAGCTGCTGAGTGTGACCTGATGGTTTTGATATCAAAGAATCCACAAGTAGAGGGTGAGTTTGAGTCAGACACACAGAGACACTTGAACGTAGCAAAGAATAAACTAAAGGGTGGATGGCATGGGGTTGTTCACTGTCAGTTAGATGGAGAGAGAGCAAGGTACTCAGCATGAGGAGAGTCTTAGATGTAGAGAACTCTATAACTCTACGAGATGGTAAGATATTTAATGATCCATATGAACCTGCTAACACGCTTACTGAGGTGGGTGTGTTGTGCTTAGATACAGGAGAGAAGAGACTACTACCGTTTGACCACAAAGAAGCAACAGAACAGCATAAGTCTAACTCCTGTGTATTACAGAGGATGCTAGACAATACAACTTTGCTGATAGGACACAACCTACAGTACGATCTAGCCTGGCTATGGGCTAACGACTTTAAGTATGATGGTGACATATATGACACAATGCTTGCAGAGTATTTACTTTTACGTGGACAGAAGCAACCTCTTAGTCTAGAGCAGTGCGCTATCAGGCGTGAGCTACAGTATCAGAAAGATGATACACTTAAGACGTACTACAAGAAAGGATACAATACCAATGAGATACCACTTGATGAACTCAGTCATTATCTTGACCTTGATCTTCTTACCACTGGCGAGTTGTACAAAGCAATTGAAGAAGACTTCAACAGTCCTGACTCTGCCTCTTTACAAGCAGTCAAAAGCGTCACCTTTAGAACCTGCAAAGTCCTCACAAGGATGTCAATGGCAGGAATCAGGGTGGATAGAGATGCCCTCGAAAACGTCCGTGATAAATTCGAGCGAGAGCGCAACGAAATACTTGATAGATTGCAAGCCACAACAAGAGAACTGATGGGTGGCACACCTATTAATCTTAACTCCCCAGAACAAATGTCGTGGGTAATCTTTAGTCGCAAACCCAAAGATAAAAAAGAGTGGATTAATTATTTTAACTATGATGACAGTAGTGATTACAGACTTGCATCACACAAAGCATGTAAAGATAAGTTTAAAAGTATAGTGATGTCTGTTAGTGATCCTTTGTTTAAAACAAAAGCATCTACTTGTCCTAACTGTGGTGGGTATGGCAGAGTACATAAAAAAAGAAAGGATGGTACACTATATAAGATACCAAATAAATGTAAGGACTGTGATGGTAGGGGTTTCCTACTCACAGAAACAAATGAGATGGCAGGGCTTGGTTTTTTTCCTCCAAGTAAAAAGTGGGTCAGTGCCAATGGCTTTGGTGTAGGTAAGTCAAACCTGGATGCACTTATAGCCACAGCTAAAAACAACAATATGGAGAAAGCAATTGAATTTTTACAAGACGTTAAGAGGCTTAGTGCTATTAGTAGTTATCTTAGTAGCTTTGTGGATGGCATTATCACCAACTGTAAAAGAAGTAGCAAACTACACATCAACCTTACCCAGCATATCACCAGTACAGGTAGATTCTCTGGACGAAATCCCAACATGCAAAACATGCCAAGAGGAGGAACCTTCCCAATAAAACGTGTGTTCATCTCACGGTGGGAGGGTGGCAAAATTATTGAGTCCGACTTTGCCCAACTTGAGTTTAGAACGGCTGCGTTCCTAGCACAAGATAATACAGCCATGCAGGAGATTGATACAGGATTTGACGTACACTCCTACACGGCAAAGGTTATCAGTGATGCAGGGCAACCTACATCTAGACAAGAAGCAAAGGCACACACCTTCGCCCCTCTCTTTGGCGCTACAGGATATGGTAGAAGCAAGGCAGAAGCTGCATACTATAAGCAGTTCGTAGAGAAGTATAAAGGTATAGCTAGGTGGCACAGCAGGTTGGGTGACGAGGCAGTTAACGAGGGTAAGATAACTAATGTCAGTGGTAGGCAGTACGCTTTTCCTGACGTGCATCGTAGAGAGAACGGCTCTGTGTCTCACTTTACCATGATTAAGAACTACCCTGTTCAAGGCTTTGCTACAGGTGATGTTGTACCTGTTGTACTCATAGAGCTTGATCGTTTGCTTGAGCCTATGCAGTCTTGTCTAGTCAACAGTGTCCACGATAGTATGGTAATTGACACACACCCTGATGAAATAAATGATGTGTTAGGTACAATTAATTTGATTAACTCTAATCTAAATGATATGATTCAAAAAGAATATAATATAAAAGTAAACGTTCCTTTGTTATTAGAATCAAAGATAGGAGATAATTGGCTTGACACAAAAGACGTTTAATGATATAACTCTAACTCTGAAACTTTTTACATATGAAAGGTAAAAATTATGGATAACGCAGTAGCACTTAAAGTAGACAATATGAACTTAACGGACGCTATGGGTTTCTCAAGCCCTGCAACGCAGTCTCAGTCTAGTCTAGGTAGGATTACAGGCACAATTTTACAGGAAGTTGTTGATGGCAAGGTAGCTTCCTCACCTGTATTTAAGATTACAACTGAAGATGATGTAGTCTACGCCAGAGAAGTAAAAGTAAGACTATTTGCAGAGCGTCAAAAGTGGCAACGTTGGGATAGCGAGAACAAGACTATGCAGAAGTCAGTCATGTCCAACTCACTAAACGTTGACTTGAAAGATACACTTGGCACGTTCAACCTGGGTAGACCGTCAGGCTACATTAAAGACTTTCAAGCCTTACCAAAAGATCAACAGGATTTCATACGTAGTGTTAGCCGTGTCAAAGTTATGATGGGTAAAGCTAGATTAGTAGATCCTTTTTATGAAAGTGGTGATCCAGTAACAGGACATGAAGAAGAGTTTGACTTTGTTATGGATGTTAAGAACAGAGATAGCATGAAGTTTATTGATGGTATGATAGGTAAACTAATTAAGAAAAAGATTAACCCTGCAGAACACACCATAGCTCTACTGGGTGAATCACGCAGCTTGCCTAACGGCAATCCGTACATGGTAACTAACGCTTCACTTAGTGAGTTCGTTGGCTTGTCTGACGGTGATAATGAAACACTACAAAACTTTCTAGACTACATTGACTCTAGTAATGATTATGTTATTAGTAAATGGGCAGAGAATAATGTAGAGACAATATCATCACAGGATCAAGACATAGTTACCAACATAGTTGATGTGGAGGATTTTGACCAGTGAACCACCCTGCTGAACTAGCACTACATCAGTATCTTAGAAGCTCCATTGAGGGCAAGTCTACGATGTCTCAGGATGTTATAGATAAAATCAAAGATGATATTGGTGCTGCTCTCGACAAACAGTTCAATTCTGTTGAACAAAAGCGAGAGTTTAAACTTAGGATGTCCAACGTTGGGCGTCCAAAGTGTCAGCTATGGTTCGAGAAGAACAATCCCGATCATCAGGAGCCTCTGCCTACGTCATTTAAAATCAATATGATATTTGGTGACATGGTGGAGGCTCTACTAAAAGGTTTGCTTAGAGCATCTGGAACAGAGTTTGGTGACAATGAAAAGGTAACACTGTCACTAAACGACAAGGATGAAGTCTCTGGTGAGTATGACATGCTGTTGGATGGCAAGATAGATGATGTCAAGTCAGCTAGTACATGGTCATATGAGAATAAGTTTGTTGACTTCTACACGCTAGAGAAGGGTGACTCCTTCGGCTATGTGCCACAGCTTGTAGGCTACGCTGCAGCAGCTAAGAAAAAAGTTGGTGGCTGGTGGGTTGTTAATAAAAACAACGGTAGCTTCAAGTATGTCTCAGCAGCAGAGGTAGACAAGGATAGAGTGTTACAAAAGATAAGGGATGTACACACCTACCTTGATAGCAATGCACCGTTTGAGAGATGCTTTACAGACGAACCAGAGGTATATAGAGGTAAGGCTAGTGGTAACTACAAGCTACCCAAGTCCTGTACCTTCTGTAACCATAAGTTTAAATGTTGGCCTGAACTAAAGAGCCTACCATCTAAGGTATATAGTGGCAAGAAAGAGCCACCTACCGTACACTACACAAAACTAAGAGGTGAATATTAATGACTACAATAACAATAAACGAAACTGTTTACTCAACAGATGATATGTCTGATTCTCAAAAGAACACAGTGCAAATGCTCCAACAGAATTTAGTATCTGTAAATATGTTAGAGCACTGGTTACAATGTGTTAAGTTTGTCGGGGAGGTAAAGACAAGAGAGCTAGAAAAGTCTTTAACAGAGGAAAAAGAAATAGAACCAGGAACAGAAAAGGTTCGTGCTCGTAACGAAAAAGGACATTATATATCAGATGACCCAAACACCCCAGAAAACGAAGCGTGGGTTGAGAAGCCCAAAGAAAAGAAGGAGTAACCCTAGGAGGTATCGCAGCGGCTTAGAGAAAGAAGTTGCTGACTACCTAAGAGATAGACAGAACCAAGTCAGGTATGAACGTTTAAAGATAGAGTGGGAAGACTTACGCTACAGAACGTACACGCCTGACTTTATTTTAGACAATGGTATCATAATAGAAACGAAAGGTATCTTTGATTCAGAAGATAGACGTAAGCATCTAGCCATACGAGAACAACATCCAGAGTTAGACATACGGTTTATTTTCAGTAACAGCAAAGCAAAGTTGTACAAAGGTGCTAAGTCACGA